GTTATCCACGTAGTTACTTGTCTGTTCATTATTGCCAATGTCATTAGACACTGGTAAATAATAATATGCATACATTTTCAATCAACCACGTAGAGATCAGCAATAAGAATAAAATATTTTTAATCGCTGGTCCTTGTCAAATAGAAAGTCAAGATCATGCTCATCAAACAGCAGGATCAATTAAAGAAATCTGCGATGATCTTAATATCGGTTTGGTCTATAAAAGCAGTTTCGATAAAGCTAACAGATCCAGTATAACCACTAAAAGAGGTGTTGGATTAGAAAAGGGTCTACAAATATTAAATTCTGTTAAACATCTTTTTGGTATGCCTATATTGACTGACATTCATGAGTGCTGGCAGGCAGAGTTAGTTGCCAGTGCTGGCACAGATGTGTTACAGATACCAGCTTTTTTATGTAGACAAACTGACCTGCTACTAGCAGCAGGCAGTACCGGCAAGGCTGTTAATGTTAAGAAAGGACAATTCTTAGCACCACACGACATGAAAAATGTCGCAGAAAAAATAGCATCTACCGGGAACGATCACATTATGTTATGTGAAAGAGGATACACCCATGGATATAACAATCTTGTTGTGGATATGCGTAGTTTGCCTATTATGGCAAGCACCGGGTATCCAGTGGTCTTTGATGCCACTCATAGTGTACAGCAACCTGGAGGAATGGGAGAACGATCTGGTGGCGATCGGACCATGGTACCCTACTTGGCGAGAGCTGCTGTAGCTACAGGTTGTGTTGCTGGAGTTTTTATCGAAACTCACGAAAATCCAGACAATGCTCCAAGCGACGGTCCAAATATGGTTCGTCTAGATAAATTAAAAGAACTATTAGAAGAATTGGTGGCCATCGATGGAATTGTCAAAAGAAGAACGCAGACGCCTTAAAGCGGAAAAACGTGCAGAAAAAATTAATCAACAGTCTGTAATTTCAGCTGAAGATGATAAAGTTACTGTTCTCTGTGTGAGATTCGGTAATCGATACGGTAGAGAATATGTCGAGCGTCTTCGTAACATGGTTGCAAGGCATCTTACGGTTCCTTATGAATTTGTTTGCTTAACTGACGATCGTCATACTATCGACGGAGTTAGGAATATATATCAACCGACAGGTCCTTATAAAAAACTTTGGTGGCACAAAGTTCATATGTTCGATTCTCGATTACCAGTACATGGTAGAATCTTATATTTTGATTTGGATATTATCATACACGCTAACATCAATAAGTTAGTAACCAATCTAGGTAACGGTTTTTACGGTATACAAGATTTCAATAGAAAATTTTACAACAATTGGAAGATTGTTAACAGTTCTGTAATGTCTTGGAGACACGGTTCTCAAACAGAAATATATGAAAAATTTATGGTCAACCCATCTGAGGCTCAAAGATTACAAGGTGACCAAGATTGGATCTATAAAGTAAGTTTTAATAAAATCAAATATTGGCCCACAGATTGGATATTAAGTTACAAGTGGGAAATACGAAAAAGAGAAGAGCTGATCTATGAAAAGGGTAAACGATTTTTCAAAGACACCCAGGATAATCTCAATATAAGTCCAGACTGCTGTGTAGCAGTATTCCACGGTGACCCAAAACCTCAAGACGTTAGAGACAAGTTTGTTGTTGACAACTGGTGCTGATGGTGTTATACTTGTATTATGAAAATTAAATTTGATAAAAACACAATGCCCGACGAGCTTTATAATGCACTTCTGCAGCACTTTGTAAATGAAGCCGTTGGACTAGGAGTTGAAGTAAACAAATTTACCGAATTTAATAATTGGGTAGTTGAGTGCGAAGTAGATGCTAAGAAAGCGGTACATTAAATGATCAAGCGTATTGGCTTTGCCTGCAAATGGATCGACCGTTCCGATCAAGTAGACGGCATTAAACCCAAAGATGATTGTAAAAAATACAATACCGGTAGTACCACCGTAGCCTGGTTAAATAGACAGACTAAGGACGTGGCTACTGAAAAACTCTGGTCCCTTATGGAACAGAACATTGAATCGTGCCGCTTGCTTGTGGAACGAGTAGGAGAACTAGATGAAAATCTTAGAATGGTACGACTCAGCAGCGATATCCTTCCTGTGTACACTGAGCCAACTTGGAGTTGGTTTTGGCGGACTTCCGATGTCCGAGCCTATTGTGAAACAGCATTTCGAGCCGTGGGGGATTTGGCTCGCAAGAGGGGTGTTCGCCTTAGTTTTCATCCTGGGCAGTTTACTGTCCTTGCTAGCGATAATCCAGATATTGTAAATAGAAGTATAGAGGAGTTTGAATATCATGTGGACATGGCTCGCTGGATGGGATTTGGCCGAACGTTTCAAGACTTTAAAATCAACGTTCATATCGCAGGTAGACAAGGCCCAATGGGAATCGTTGCTGCGTTGGCTCGCATGACTCCAGAGGCTCGCAATACACTAACTATTGAGAACGACGAAATTAGTTGGGGTATTGATTCTAGCCTAGAACTAGTCGATCATTGTGCTCTAGTATTAGACATACACCATCATTGGATACACACAGGAGAATATATAAATGCGAATGACGACCGTGTTAAAAGGATTATTGATAGCTGGCGTGGTGTGCGTCCTGTCATACATTATAGTGTTTCACGGGAAGAGCATCTTAATGACCATCCCAGACACATCAGTCCCGATCTTCGGACGCTACTAGACAGCGGACATAAAAAAGCAAAACTCAGAGCGCATTCAAACTTCTACTGGAATACAGCAGCGAATCAATGGGCACTGAGTTTTAGGGATGACTTCGATATAATGTGCGAAAGCAAAGCTAAGAATCTAGCTTCATTTGCACTTTACGAAGAGGCTCAAAAGATTATTGAGCCTTTGGCTTGCGACCGCGAGTCGTTGCTTTCGTAACAGTTTCTTTGGCCTTGGCTGTTGTCTTTTTGGCAACTGTCTTGACCTTTTCTTTTACCACTGCTACATCTGCAGAATCAACTTTTCCGTCCTTGTTAACATCGGCGGTGGCTTTTACGCCCTCAACGACATTTTGAACAGCAGCCTTGGCATCAGCAGCGTCAACTTTGCCATCATTGTTTACATCGAGTCCTTTTGAAGAACGATTGTAATAAACAAAAGCACCAATTACCACTGCGGCGATTGCTAGAAGTACGATTTCCATAGGTTTTTCTCCTTGTGGTTTATTTAGCACGGTAAATATGCATATGCTACATTTTATTAAAAGTATAACAGAAAACAAAGACAAGAGCGAAATCCGTCAAGATAAACTCAAGTTTGATAAAAACGAGTTAGAGCCTGTGATGAGCGAAGATACCGTCAAATATCATTACGACGGATTAGCTGCCAAATACTCTGAACGTTACAACAAAGGTGAAGGCGACCCGGATTTTAACTACGGTGGTGCTATGTTACATAATATTTTCTTTGCTAATCTTACCCCACCTAGGGCTGCTAATAAACCAGAGGGAATCAGTAAGACCCTGATCGAAGATAATTATGGAAATTTTGAAAAGTTTAAAGAGGCTTTTGAAAAAGAGTTCATGGCCGCTCAAGGATCCAATTGGATCTATATGGATACCTCCGGCAAACTGCACACAATACATAATCACGAATATAAAAAGAATATGAAAATTGCTCTGTTGATAGATGCTTGGGAACACGCTTGGGCACTGGACTACCAACAGGATAAGGCAAAGTACTTAAATAATATATGGAGAATCATCAACTGGGAAGTTGTTGATATCCGTTTACAAGGAGCGTAAAATGTTAGATACACTATTATGGGTAGCAGTTGGGGCATTTATCGGATGGAATTTTCCGCAGCCGTTTTGGGCTAAGATTGTACAGGAAAAAATCCAGGCCATGATTGCTAAGAAACAATAAGGAGATAGTATGGCATATTCTGACAGAGTTATTGACCACTATGAGAACCCTCGTAACGTGGGTAGCTTTGATAAGAATGATCCGGAGGTGGGCACCGGTATGGTTGGTGCTCCTGCCTGCGGAGATGTTATGAAACTACAGATTAAGGTCGATGATGATACAGGTATTATTACAGATGCAAAATTTAAAACGTATGGCTGCGGATCGGCTATCGCGAGCTCGAGCCTCGTTACAGAATGGGTCAAAGGAAAAACCCTCGACGAGGCAGGAACAATTAAAAACTCCGCTATCGCCGAAGAGCTAGCCTTACCGCCAGTTAAAATACACTGTAGTATTCTAGCCGAAGATGCGATCAAAGCCGCAGTAGCTGATTATAAAGCCAAACATGATATCACTAACACCGTTAGCAGCTAACAAAGTAAAACATCATCTAGAATATAGAGGCAAAGGACACGGAATTAAAATCGGTGTAAAAACCACAGGCTGTAGCGGACTTGCATATACTATAGAATACGTTGACAATCCTATGCAGGAAGATCTTAGCTTTGTCAGCGAAGGAGTACACATATTCGTAGATCCTAAAGCTATGCCTTATCTAAACGGTTTGACTATGGATTGGCTGAAAAAGGGCTTAAACGAAGGTTTTGATTTTATCAATCCTAACGAACGAGACCGCTGTGGCTGCGGCGAAAGTTTTAGAATTTAGACACTGGCCACTCTAAACTAGCTGGCATATCCCATATTTTCTTTCGTTCGACTCCTTTGCGTTGAGCGAATTTCTTTGCATCACAGTTTGAGCAGCAATGAAAATAATTGTTACTTAATCTTTTACTGTGTATTTTTTTAAGTTCTCTCTTAAAAATTTGATCACAGTTATCACATCTAAAGACCGCTAAGGTCTTTTTTCTTTTATACCGATGTTCTTTGCCTAACTTGCTGACTCGAACATATTCTGTAGATTCAATTTCTGTTTTTAGAAACATCAAGTATTTACATTAGGCTTACAGAATTTTGGGCTAAATACTTAGAAATTCATATTCTTAGGAATTATTATGGCAAGAAAATCGATAGATATTGGAACACTTGGCAACGACGGTACCGGTGATAGTATACGTGATGCTTTCCGAAAAGTAAATGATAATTTTAGAGAACTCTACGGTTCATTAGGATTAGGTGAAAGATTATCATTTACAGGATTAGATCAAACTCCAAGTTCGTTTCAAGGCCAGGACAATAAAGTACTGGCTGTAAGCGAAGAGCAAGGCGGACAGGTAGTTTTTAAATCTATAGTCGAAGGTAGCGGTATTAATATTAATAGTACACCGTCTTCTATAACTATATCTTCACTGTTTTCTTCCATATCTGGAGATAAAAATCCTCAGTTAGGTGGAAATCTTTCAGCACAATCAGGTAATAATCAATACCGTATTCAAGACCTTGCAAC